GTAGAAGTTTCGTCAGGTCAGGTCGAACGATGGGAAACCACGGCGCATCTGCTTTGATCTCGCCGCTTGCCTTGTAGTGCGCCTTTGGTCTCGGCATGCGGAACTCGATCACGAGTGCGAGCGGTGGTTGCATCAGTTCACCACCTGACATTGCGGCACGGGCTGCATGCGCAACGACCGTGCGCCATGTGCGTGTCTTCTTGCCGCCTGCATCGACCACGACGATCTTGCCTGTGCGAGGGTTGCGAAATGCAGACTTCGAACCGCCAGGTGACGGCAGACCGAACGCAACGAAGTTAAGCATCTCAACTGCTGCCATTGCGAGCCAGTCGTGCTAACGCCTCGAGGCTCGCTCGGTCCGTGATCTGCACTGCCTTGTCGATCGACACACCGAGTCGATCCATCTGCTCGAGTGTGATGTGTCCTGCGCATTGTGCGAGCGTGATCTGCGTGCGCACAAGATCAGCCTCGAGCGATTTGCGCTCGATGATCCACCTCGCTAATGGGTTGTCTTCCATCGGCATGCACAAATCCTAGCACGGATTGCAACAGCCAAGCAATGACTATTTGCGATCGGGATCGATGTGCAGTTCGATTGATGCGTCCTTTATTTCATATGCCTTGAAAAGTTCATCCAATTCTTCCATGCTCCTCAACTTATCTCGTGGACAGAAATAATTCATAATCCCAAGCGAAGAGAAGACCTTCTTGGGCATAGTTCTCATAACGCCCTTTGTCTGCCAACCCAAGAAAGATACTTCTTCATTTGCAGGGTCATATTGTGCCAAGACTAAAACAAGTGAACAGTCATCAATCTCCCATTCCTTGATCAATAAATTGTACGCTTTGGTGGCCGTCTTGATATCAATGGTTAATGTCTTTCCGTTGTTCATTACGGCTCTGAAGTCAACATGCCCATCACCGTCAGGACGAATAGATTTGTCCACATTGAGGCAGTAGCGTTTCCCAAAAGCGAGTTCGCCAGCCATGCCGATGATGTGTTCAATATATTGGTTTTCGTAATATCTCGGAGAGCCAGTCGGGTGAGCGTCCTGCCGTGCAATTGCGAGAGAGTGGCTTTCGTTCATCAATTTGTCACCGTGTTAACTCTTTCGATGTCGATCGACCCGCCTGCAAGTCCAAGAAATGTTGCGCAATGCCGAGACTTTGCAGGTGGGTCGAAAGACATAGAAGGTGAGACATTGCGCATGAAGTCAGCATAGCACGAATAAAACAACCGCCACATGCTCAAGTTGTTCAGACTATCGACCGAGGTCGAAACGAGCGGTGGCGGTTGTCGTGGTGGATCATACCCCTGACCCCATCAGTTCATCGTATGCGCAGCCACTTTACACGGTCGGTGGCGTGATCCGTGCGCCAAGTTTGTACAGCGCAGTTGCGATGATGTCCGCCGTGTCCTTCACCGCTTCCTCCGACAACTCGGGACGGCAAGCGTGCAGCATTTCATGGATGGTGACATTGAGCATCGCCTTGGGTGCGAGCGATCGTCTCACCGTCATCATGGGCTTGCGTGCGGTCGGCAGATCGCACTCGCCCCAGTTGGCTCTCGACTGCATCTCGGATGCCTTGACGAAGTCGAGCGACCATGTCCGATTGGCGATTCGTATGCGCATGAATGATCCTATGACTGCATCAGTTTTTTGCAGTACCTGACCGACTCCGCCATGTCCGCCCGTGCGTTCTCTCGCTGCTCGATCTGCAGGTGCGGCGTTGTCAGCACGACCTCCGCTGTTCGTGTCATATCTCGGAGTGCGCTGGTCAACTCGTTGTAGTTGTTGATCCCTGCGGCCTTGAGTTGTGTTCGCAGTTGTCCGATCTCCGCTGCGCTGTCACGCAGCGACTGCGCCACTCGTGGGTTGCGAGTGATGGCAGCCTCGAAGTTGAGCCAAATCATCAGGTCGATGCCCGACGAAGTTGTGTGATTCTCCTGCATTCTGCCTCGCTTTTAATTTTCGCCTTAAGTTTCATAATTGCACCAACGCCTATTGCCTGCGCACGCTCGGGTGAGATCGGATCGTGCGGGTTGCGCAAAGAGTACATGCGGGCCACCTGATCGTATGGTGTGAGTGTTTTATCTCGGTTGGATTCGCTCATGTTTCGCATCCTGCGTAATTCTGTAGACCGTTCCTGTTTTTATCTCTCGAAAACTTTCGCCCTTGGTGCAGGTCGTGTTCTTGACAACGATCGGCGCAGCCAAGAATTCGACACCAGGCACAAAGACTGCGTGCGTGCGCTCGTGATTGACAAGGCAGAACCAAACGAACACGCCTGACTTTTCATGCGCAAACTTTTCCTTTCGACTTGAGATGTGAACCGTGTCGAATGGATAGTGTTTGCCTTTCCAGTTGTGCTTCACCTCAACCTCGATCTCGAACTTGTTGCTGTTCCTGCTTGCAAGTATGTCGATTCCGAACTGATCAGGATTGACGCACGCATCGATGCGGTTTGATCGAAGCCATGCGATGACCGTGTGCTTGGCAGGATCGTCCTCTGCATACTGCACGGCATCAAACTGCTTGCTCACTTGTGCTCCTGCCGTTTAATCTCGGTTATTTTGAATACATCAGGAACAACGATGCACTTTGCGATCGACTGAAGACAGCACACGAGTTGTTGTAATTGCTTTTCTAGTATCTCCACCTTCATCTGCAGCGCAAGCAACTCGACTGCGAGCACGGTCTGCTTGCAGTCGCTCTCGAGTTTGTCGTGCTTGGACCTGATCGACTGTGCAAGTTCATCGGCTTTCACTGCGTGCCACCCTTCAGGAAAGCAGGATCAGCGACCTTCAGCACCTTTGCAGCCTTGCCAGTCTCGAGCGACTGCACGGTCGATGTCAGGAACAACTCGTCAAACTTTGCCTGTCCGATCAACTGCTTGACTGCGCCATTCTTCCAAGGGTTTGAGCAGAGCACGCCGAACTCGCCAGTCGTGAGTTTCATCACATCACCTCCGCTGGACTCGAGGACTGCCTGCAGGATCATCGTGTCGTCGATGGCTTTGATCTTCTTCTCCGTGCCGACATACCACCTGCGTCCGTCGACCAACTCGATGTCGTGTCCAGTCGTCTCGATGTGTTCGATTGCCGATAGTTCGATCAGTTGGATGAGTTCACGCAGTCGTGCCTGCGCAGCCTTCGCTGCGCCGTGGAGTTCTCGCAGCTGGTCTGCTGCGAGGATGCTGCCGACGGTGATGGTGTTGAGTTGTTTCTGCATTTCTGTGATCATGCGAGTGCTTTCTGTTTGCGGGTTTGGAGTTGATGTGTGACGAATCCGACTGTGGCTGGTCGCCACTGACTGATATCCGAGGGCAGTTGATCCTTGCTCATGATGCCACGAGCACGAAGTGCGCCGACAGCCTCGGCAATGTCTGCTCGAGGTTGTGCCTTGAGAAAGTGCACAAGCGAGTCTTGCTCAATGACCTGCGAGAAATTGCGCACTCGACCGCCAGTCGATGCTGCGAGAGCGGTTGCCGTCTTGAAGTCAGGCGCATCGGTCGAAAACTTGTACGGGAGTCCCGTGTGCTTGCTTGGTCGTTCAAAGTCCACCCACCACTTGTCGGCTGAACGAGTCGCACCGCTTTCAAATTTGCGGTTGCTGTCAACGATGCGGTCGTATGCGGAGATGAACCACTTAAGTTCGGGTTGATGCGATGAGAAGTTCACCTTCACTTCGTCGATCGCTGTGTAGAGGTGGTTCTGCATCAGACCTGACAAGTGCTTCTTGAAGATCGCTCGCAGTTCGTTGCCCTCGTCGCCCCACTGCGCATTGGGCCACATCTGTCTGATTCTGATCTCGTTGTGTTGCCAAGTTCGTTCTTCCATGATTTCCCTTTCTTTAGAAATTGGATTCCGTCGGTCTCTGAACTGGTGGCAAGTTACCACCGTCTTCCCTAGTGCGTGCAAACCAATTTGCGATGAACCGCAACCAGTTCGTCTTGTGCGCTTTGCTCGGGTTGGCGATCAGCCATACATGCATCCTTGCCAGTGAGGTGTCTACGGAGCAGTTG